TTGATACCAACTACTATGAACTTGTTTAACATAGGTTCAAATGCAGTTACATTAGAATTTAATAGTGGTAATAAAGGTGTAATGAAAATTAACGGATCCGGATCTGGATTAATTGAATTATACAATGATGAATGGTTAACAACAATATTAAAAACAAACGGAACTAATTTAGATTTAATTACAAAAAAATCTAAATATGGTAAAATTGTTGCTGCAGTTTCTGCATCAGCAACAGCATCATTTGCATTGTCCGGATCTTTAACGTTAGGAAGTACATCTGCAGGTGCTAGTAGATTTGTTGGCCAACTGCAAGAATTAAGATTATGGTCATCTTCTTTATCAGATACTGTATTTAATAATCACGTTAAAGCACCGGGTGCATACAATGCAAATTCTGATGCTTATTCTGAATTGATATTTAGGATACCATTAAATCAAAAAATAAATCATGCACTTACTTCGAGTCTAACAGGCATACAACCTAAAACATCTACAATATCTGCTTCATTTGCGGGATGGACGATAAACACCCCATATGATTCGTATGAACAAACTCATTACTACGATGCACCATCATTAGGTGCAGGAACATATGATGACAATAAAATACGAATTGAATCTAATCGATTAGTAGGTAATTTAGATGTTAAAACTAGAGCAGAACAAAGCCAATATGATAAAGCTCCATTGGATAGTAAAAAATTAGGAGTTTATTTTTCTCCACAAACTATGATCGATGAAGATATTATTGCACAATATGGTTTTGTTGATTTAGATCAATATATTGGCGATCCGGGTGATACTGATGCAACGTCTTATCCTAAATTAATTCAAGCTGCACAATCTTATTGGAAAAAATATCAAAATAGAAATGATATCAATTCATTCATTTCTATGTTTTCGTTATTTGATTTATCATTTTTCCGGCAATTAGAACAATTATTACCAGCACGCGCTCAAAAATTAACAGGAATATTAATACAGCCTAATTTATTTGAACGAAGCAAAGATACTATACTTCCTAAAATTAATCGTTTTGATAGCACTTTTAATGCAACAATTGTTGATTCATTGCCTACATCATCTGGTGACTATTTACAATATTTAGGTGAAATAGATGGAAAAGTTTTAACATTAACTGCAGAAGATGATGATCAATGGCAAATATATTTAACGGCATCTACTTCGGAAAAATATGATGGTACTATTTATTCACACGAATACTTAATACGTTCTGCTAGCACATATATAACAGCATCAAGTCCATATTGGTTAAGTGAAGCAGAATTACCAGTTTATATAACTAGTAGATATTCTGAATTTAAACTTGTTAATGCAATTCCTATAACATCATCAGGAATCATTGGATCATATGGTTCTGGAACATATGGTAGTAGTGCATATGGATTTAATGTACCAAGACGATTTACTGGTAGTTTAGTTGAATTTCAAGATTACTTACCACGTGGAATTGAAAATCAACGATATGCTGGTGCAAAAATGACATCGCCGGCATTTAATATAAACTCAACACAAACCGTAGATGGCGGTCCGGTAGTCGAATGGAGAAGTTCTAATCCAAATCAGCTAATATATCAAAATAATGGACAACAAGGAAGTTTTGTTTTAGTATAGAAATTAATAGAATGTATATTTATATAAAATAAGGTAAAAACATTATGGGATATTTAGATAATTCAAGCGTTACGGTCGACGCAATTTTAACATTAAAAGGTCGAGAACTTTTAGCAAAAGGTGGCAATTCATTTAATATTACGCAATTTGCAGTTGGCGATGATGAAGTTGATTATTCACTATGGAATCCAGATCATCCGCTAGGAACTTCATATTATGGTACTATTATAGAAAATATGCCAATTGTCGAAGCAGTTGCAGATGAAACTCAAGCATTAAAGTATAAATTAATTACGCTTCCAAAACAAACAACAAACATTCCTGTTATTACTGTAGGAAATACTTCAATTACATTGTTAGCACCGGGTGATAGTACTAATATATCTCCTAATACAAGTAATTTCCAAGGAGGAAATGCAAATCTAGGATATACTGCAATATTATCTGATTCGACAGTTGCAGACATTCAAGTAACTAGAGCATTACAAACATCAATATTACCAACGACTCCTCGTTTTATTGGCGATAATGAAGATGCACAAAGTGTAGCAGTTGCTGGATTTGAATTCCGCGTAGTTGCTAAAACACAAATGATTGAAGATAAAACTGCTACAATTACAATAATTGGAAATGAAACGGGTGGTAGTGTTACTATTAATTTAACTGTTAGAAAAGCAACCACTGCAACAAACAACCAAGAATTGGTGGAGTTCCTAGGAACTTAGCTAATGTTGGTACTCAAGTAACTCAAGCAGTTCAAGCCGCTACAACACCAGCAGCATCTACACAAATCATTAATGAACAAGTACAACAACTTGCTCAACAACTTGCAAATCAAATGGTTGCAGAAATGCAACAATCGCAAATTTTAGCTCGTAACGGCCGAACATTTACGAAATTTGATTTAGTTAATGATATTGTTGCAAATCAAATTGAAACGGTTACTGCAGGCGTTTGGAGTGATAATGTAGCAAGTTTAACTACTTTTTTTACATCATCAGTTGAAACAACATCGCAACGTCGATATTATATCGATGTATATCAAGCAAATCCAAGTAGTTCTACATCAGAAGTACAATTTGCATTAGCATTTGGACATGCATTAGGTAGTGGATCTGATTCGCAAGGACAACTTAATGATTCTCCTTCGAAGGCAATTTATTCACAATACCGACAACTTTTATTGAATCCGTCTGATACTAGATTTACCACAGCAGGTTCTGGTAGTACGGATTATGTATATGTTGTTAACTTTAAACGAAATAGAATTAAAGAAAGTTTAGATCCAGGCAATTGGGAAATTCCATTAATTGGTATTTCTTCTAGAGCTACTAATGCAACTGGGTCTGTTGTTACGGGAAGTAGTTCAACGATAATTAAATTAATTGATGATTCTTCTATTACTACCGGAACTACTACTACAAGTGGTAAAGTTTATAATATTGTTTCTGGGTCAATTAATTCGGGAGTTTACAACTCGACAGCACCAGTATATTACGGATTAGCATATCCATCTTTTGGTACATTGATTTTAGATGGTAAAATGCTCGATCAACAATTAGGATTTGCTACGGTAACTGGTTCTAGTGTTGAAGGAAATAACCAGTTTGTATTATTTCATTCTATTTCAGGATCTTCAATTTTTACAGATCCAGCTACTTCAGATCCATATGGTTTCCAAGCAAGAAATTCAGAAAGAATAACAAGTACGCATTATTTTGTAAGAATTAAAAATGCTGAATATAATTTTTCAAATAATCCATCATATGTAACTGGTAGTGTTGGTCAAATAGCACAATCTACTTTTATAGGTGATCCTAAAACATATATTACTACAGTAGGATTATATAATGATAATCAAGAATTGTTAGCAGTAGCAAAACTTTCTAGACCATTATTGAAATCATTTCAGCGAGAAGCACTTGTACGAGTTAAATTAGATTTTTAAATCTACACTGATTTAAGCCCTGTTATATTTATAATAAAGTATAGCAGGGTTTTTACTGAATATGGCTGAATCAAGAATAATACAAGAAGACTACCAAGGAATATATCCAACTGTTTTTAAAAAAATAGATCAAGCGGATGTAATGGTTAATTCATTTCAAGCAAATAAATCTTGGACTATTACATCTGGTAGTAGCACTGGTAGTATGTTGGTACTTCGAGGAATCTATAGTGACATTAATCAGTTACCAGCATTAGGTTCTGAATTAACATACAATGATGTTGCCAATATTAATGGCAGTTTGCAATCAGTTACATATTTTTCTATTAATCACATGTTTTATAAATACAAAACACAACCGTTTAAAACATATGGCCCTACCAATTTAACACAAACAAAAAAGGCATTGTATCAAAGTGCATCAATATTTTCATTCCCACAAATTAAAATCGGCGAAGGTATAAAACCAAAATCATTTTCATTTACTGGATCTGCTGTTACATTGGCATCTGATTTATATGGAAATGTTTATGATGTTGCATTTAATACGTCATCAATTGTTACTGCGGTAAAATGGTATGAAGGATTTAACGAATATTTTGATACTTCAAGAATTGAATATGAATCTTCGAATGTAACATACGTATCAGGTGTACCTACATCAAATGGTTCTCAGTTACCAATTGGATTTGCAGCAAAATTTAATGGCAATGGATATATAAAAAAATCAATTGATGGATATTATGATAGAGATCATGATTATGCTATATCATTTTTTATAACTAGTTCCAATACTGGATCTACCAATCAATTAATATTAGCAAAAGCATCTAGTAGTTTGCAACCTTCGTATCCGTTTAAGATTGAATTAAATTCTAGCAAACAAATTGTATTTACTATTGCAGGTAGTACTACATTCTATTCACAAATTACTTCTTCTATTGCAGTTTCATCTTCATGGAATCACATAGTTTGTCAAAAATCTGGTAGTACTATGCAAATGTATGTTAATGGAACATTGCATTCTTCAACTACAAATAATTTATTAATCAATACATATTCTCCATTTACTGCGTCAGCACGTATTGATAATACAAGTGATGTATATTTAGGTGGTTTTAGCACCAATAGTTCTAATCTTACTGGTTTTATAGATGAAGTTAGAATCTTTAATAAATCATTAACCGCATCCAATATAAGTTCTTTAAATGACCGTACCGAGGGTGGAACATTATTACAAACAGCAAATGTTGGAAATGTTTTTGATAAACACGGAATAGTTGTAATTTCATCGGCTGACTATCGTTATAACAACATTATAGCAACGCCATTTACTGCATCATACCGTAGTACGGTAACAATTCATGAATTATCTACCATTGCAAAAGTAGATGCAGGCGATTTTAATATGTCTACAAATTTAACATTGACACAAGATGATGATTCTACATATGTTTCGTTTGTTAGCGGAAGTGATTTTTCACCATATGTAACAACAATTGGATTATATGATGATGCTGGACAATTATTAGCAATCGGCAAATTAGCACAGCCGATCCGAAAACGTTCTGATGTGGATATGAATTTTTTAATACGTTTAGATTTAGATAAAAATATATCTTTTAAAGGATAACATGATACGTTTAAAACAACTTCTTTTTGAAATGACTGATGCTGATATTAAACGTTGTTTAGACAAAATAAAAAATAAACAGTTTAGATTAATCGGAGCCGGCGATAATGGTCGAGTATATGAAATAGACGATGAAGATAAAACGTTTAAAATTACTAAAGAACGAGATGAATATGCTGTAGCTAAAAAATTAGTTAATCAATATTCTAAATATACAACATTTATT